GGTATTTGTCCTACATATAGCATAGCTATTAATTCACGTAATGATTTTGCCCAACCCGGTCTGCTGTCACCCACTTTGATGACCGTAGTGCTGTTCTCAAAATGTTCATTGACTACAGGTAGTTTGTCCACATTCTCACGTTCCACAGAGAAGCCAACACCTGTGCCACACATAAGTATATACATACATTCATCAAATGAACGAGGACTATCTACAGGTATGTAGCTACAGTTGTAACCACCTACATGGCATCTATCTAAGGCAGGTCCTGATGTCATCAATGCTCTCATACTAGGCATAACACCTAGATTCATTATCTGCTCTGTTAGTTTTTCTTTAAGAGCTTTTGTGACACTGTATGAGTGATTAGTTTTTAAATGATTAGTCATGTAATCAAAGTATCTATCAACAGTCTCTCCCCAATTCTCTCTACGTTGTTCTTCGTCTTTCCACCGTGCATAGCGAGAGAGTGCTATAAAGTTTTGGTAGTCAGTTGGTAAATAGTTTTGTATCATGTCAAATCCCTTCTGTTAATACTCTTAAATGTTTTATTGTTACACCATCTATATCGTGTACGTACTCCTGTATATGTTCTTTAAACTCTTCGTCAACCCTACCATCAGCAGGTATAGGGTATTCTTCAGGGTCTACTTCAAACGTTATCATCATTTTAACTCTTACCGTCATCATAAACCTCTATTAACTTATCTAAATACCACTGTGCCTTCTTCAAGTCTTCAACACCATTTTTGTATTCATATCTCCATATGTACTTTAATATATTACCTTGTAAGTAATACTTAAAACCTTCATTAGTGGCAGCACCAATAGCATCAATAGTTTCAATACCTGCTTTATTATAATGTATTGGATGATTTACCATGTCCTGTTTGTCTTCTTCTTGTTTAAGTTTTCTTGTCATGTAATCTATATACCTTTCCATTATGCACTTCCTTCAGTGTCAGATTTAAAATTTAATGTTATGACGTTACCATCAACATTACTAATTTTATCTATAGCACACTTATCCTCACTTGGCAAGTAGAGATTAGCTTCTTTTTCACATTCTATTTTAAATTTTTCATTCTTATCCATAGTAGGAATAGAACCACAAACTAATCTAGCAAAGTGCATCATGCCATAATAATCTTCATCGTCTAATTTATTAGCATCAGATGTAACTATATTTACAGACACTTCTCCTGTCCATACTAAATCTTTATCTAGGTGTGGTTTTAAAACAAGTAGAAAGTCTTCAGGTTCGTATGTTATTTTCATGCTTTTCTCCTTTTTATTTTACTGCCCTTAAACTTTATGAAGCTAGGGTGTTTGTTTTTACCTTTTTCTTTTAGCCAATCTTCAGGTATTATTCTATCATAATATCTAAAGTCATGCTTTATACACCACTCTGCGTATGTAGATTTCGCACCTTTGCTTAGTTTACTACGACTGTTTGTGAATACAAATCTAATATCTAGCTTGGGGTGTTGCTTCTTTATGCACAGATGTTTCCTTCTATCTGCTGTTAAAAACCTTCCTTTTGTTTCTATTATAATACCGTTGTTTAATATAAAGTCAGGAGTATAGGTGCGGTAGGCTAAGTCTTCCCACTCTATCTTGATACTTTCATAATCATAATTATACTTTATAGTATCAAGAGCCATAGAAATCTTATGCTCTAACCCACTCCTATATCCATACTTTATTGCTTCTTTTCTTATTTTATGCGGAGACATCTATACCTCTGCAAGACTTATATACTGCACTATCTTTGGTTCTTTTGCCAAAGACTTCTGTGCAGGTAACTCCTGTAGTGTACTCCAACAATGATGTCTAAAATCACAGAAAGTACAATTTTTATTTAGTACCATATTACCTGTAGGTTTACTTCTAAATGTTTCAGGTTCAGGTTCAAAACATCTTACTAACTCTTTATTGTTAGCTTGTTCTATTGTCTTTTCTATTGTGGCTATTTCTTCTTTTAAATCTATATTATCTGCCTTAACATATTTAAATTGACCATTGGCTTTATTTACAACCCACCAACCACCTATTTTTTTATCTGATGCTACTGCATATCCTGCTAACTGACCCACGTAACCAAAGCTGTCACCATTTTTTAATGTATCAATAGATTCAAACTTATATTTATATGACCAATCAGAAGCAGACTTTATATCGTCAACTGCTCCATCAACCACAAGGTCATACGTTCCTGTTATGTTTTTGCCATCTTTTAATTTTAAAGTTACTGCTTCACTGTTTTGATATTCTACTCCTGCTTGTGTTAGTAGAGCTTTAAATACAGCTTCAACAATATCTCCTAGCATCATATTCATAACAAAAGTAGTTGGTTTGGGCGATGCTTTGTCTGCATGATTCTTCGCCCACCAAAGTTGGCAGGAAGGTCTACCTATATTAGACATTCTATAAGTAAACCCACCTCTTTTGCCACCATTGAATTGACGATTCAAAGCATCTTTAATATCATTAGCAACGGTTTCTATAACAGATTCATCCATTTTAGATTCACCATCTACTACTTGTTGCAGATACCTATGAACTGCCAATTCACCTTTATGATTCATTATTCAATGTCCACAAAAGTTTCTACAACTTCTAATTCATCATCACTCATTTTATCAGTAGCTTTCTTTTGCCACTCCGCAACAATATATTCATTGTAGTTCTGCACCCATGCCATGAAGTCAGCAAATAGGTCTTGGTCTTTTTCTTCAATAGCCACAGCTTTATTGGTATCAATACTAGCTATTGGAAGAGCATAAGGATTACCATTAGGTAAAGCTTTTTCTTCTGTAGTTAGATTGATAGTATGCTGAATAGGCAACTTCTTTATCTTAGCTAACTTAGTAAAAGGTTCGCCTAAGATTTTAAAAGCATCTCTATTATCTATTTCCCATATAAAAGGTTTACTGATAATATCGTGCTCTTGTTTATCACTAGTCATAGCATTAACCATATCGACTGTACCAAACAAAACTCTTACTCTTTTGATTTGCTTAATTAAATCTTTAGTCTCTTGTGCTAAAGCATCAAAGTCTTTTATATACCCTGCTGGTTTGCCACAATTAAAATTACCAAAGTTATCTTTCAAATCAATATTAAGGTTGTCTGCCATAATAGTCTTTTGGTATGAACCACGTTTCTCACCGTCTTTTGGATTAGAGTTAGTGATAAATCTCTTATACATAAACCTCTGCAAGTATGGTCTTATAACTATATTATCACAGTAGTATGTATCATCATCAGGTACTTCTAGTTTGTAAACACCACCATTAATGGTCTCTACCTTAACCGCCTTACCGTCTATTTCCATCTCACCCATGATAGGTGCATGTTGTATCTTCAAACGTGCAAGAGTATTAGTCTTCTTATCTGAAGCTGATTCCACAGCCATGCCCATAGCTTTAGCCATACCTGCGTAATTATTTGTATCGATTGTCGTAACGTCTGTTATTGTACTCATTTGTATTTCTCCTTTCAATTAAGATGCCAAGTTATATCATATGACATCTTTAGTGTCAAGCCAATTATTACCTATTTTTGCTTCTAATAATAATGGCACATTTATTGTTACTTTAAACTCTTTCATTATAAGAGAATCAATATAATTATTAACATCTTTTATTATATCAATTACCTTTTGTATTTCATCAGGATGAACGTCAATGACAATAGAATCATGTACAGTATTAACTATACAGGACTGTAAAACATTTAGTTTGTCATGTATATCCATCAAGACTAAAGGAACTATATCTGCTGTAGCAAAGCTTTGTACAGGATAGTTCTTTATTTGTGTGAAGTGAGATACTTTCCCACTTGGGTATCTGACTACATCAGGAAAGAAAAACTGTCTACCTGAAGGTGTAGTTATCTTACCTGTTGTTACAGCTTCTTTAGCCAATCTGGAGTGCCAAGCTTTGATTCCTTGGTACTTTTCTGTGAAGTGTTCGTAGTACTTCGCTTCCGCAGGTGTTCTGCCAAATCCTGTTGCTCCGTACAACGGTGCAAACGTATGTGCTTTAGCAGTCTGCCTATCCGTTGGCTGACCAGCATCACTGATAACTTTAGACGTATACGAATGTACATCAAATCCAGTTGTAACTTCCTCAATAGCGACCTCATCTTGTGATAAAAAAGCAGCTGTCCTAAACTCTAACTGAGCAAAGTCTGCTTCCAATATCTGTCCACCTTCCCATCGTGAAACAAATACTTTCTTAACAGGGAACGTACCACCTCTAGGCATATTCTGCATGTTGGGGTCTGCTCCACTAAATCTGCCTGTTGCAGTTCTGTGTTGTAATAGCCTTACGTGTAACTTACCATCAGGCTTTACATATGTTTTTATGCCATCAACAAAAGATGACAGGTAAGTATCTAATGCAGACAGTCTTTGTAAATCACCTAAGAACTGTCTTGCTTCTTGATTGTTATTTTTTACAGATGCAGTACGTAGTGTATCTAACATAGACTTATTAACACTAAAGCCATTGTTACTTATCCACTTAACGTTAGGTGCATTAAATTTAAAACCTGCTACCAATTTAGTAGGATTAAAAATGTACCCATTACCACTGCAAGTAGTACACTTGGGTAACTTAATATAAGGTGTTCCATCTTTCTTTACCTTTCTAATTACACCTGCACCATAACAGGTGTTACATTGTATTGCTTTCGTCTTATATAGTATAGTAGAGTTTCTATCTACAGTAGTTTTAAATGTGCTCTTACTCATATATGGAGTAAAGGCATTTGCCCATAAAGATTTATCATTAGGCTTACGACTAAAAATAACCCAAGACATTTGTTCAGGACTGTTTAGATTAACAGGTGTATCTCCCATTAATTCTTTTACTTGTATAGTTAATCGTTTCTCTGTGTCTTGCTTTTCTTTTTCAAACTCTGCTTTAACTTCATCTAACTTAGTCATGTCTACAGAAAAACCTGTTCTATATATGTGAGCAAGAGTAATAGCTACACGATTAGTTAATACAACTATATCCATCAGACCTGCATACTTCTCCGTATACAGCTTCTTGTATATGACATCACTAAGTTGTTGTGTGGCATGTAAGTCTGCTGACAGGTAAGATGATAGTTCATCATGCGGTATCTCGTCAACACCTACACCCTGCTTGAAGTATTCTTTTAACGTATCTTGTTTCTTAGTATCTAAGTTATATCTTTCAGCACAAGCTTCTAATGATA